GTCCGAAATAGTAGCTCGAGGGGTGGTCAGAAAGGACCCATAAATCAAAGACTTACGTCCACATGCCCGCGCCAATAAGCTCAACTTATACACAGAAATATCAATGAGTTGCGTCACTTTCTTAATCAAACCAACAGGAAAATTTTTTGACAACAAAAATGTTGTAGTTCAAGCAAAGACTGCGCAGCAGCTATCACAACGATAGGCAAAATCTATCAGCCTGTTGGTTGTGATATCAAGCTGCGCATGACAAGCCATACAACTACAGGGGTGGTTAACTAAAACGGAATATCATCATCGAACGGAGCTTCAGCCGCAGGGGCCTGCATCCGATGGCTGCTTGAATAATCGTCTTTGCTGCCGTTGCTGCCGTTGCTGCCGTTGCTGCGTCCACTAGGTCGAGCGCTTCGCTGAGTCATGACGCTCTCGGCGATCAGCTGCATATCCTCGCGCTCCGTACCATCCTGGGTGGTCCAGCGAGACAGCTCCACCCGCCCGATGGCTGAGAGGGTCTCTCCCTTGCGCACCCGTGCCAGCTCTTCTGCCACACGACCAAATGCGACCACCCGTATCCATTGGGTCAAGCTCTCTTTGCTCTGCCTATCGGTACCGGCAAAACAGGCAACCGACAATTTGCACCAGCTCTTGCCGTTCTGACTCTGGTTCAGCTCTCCATCTCGGGCGGCGCGTCCATGAATGTTTGCTATGATCATTTTTTGCCTATGTTAGATCTTACAACGTTGATTTTCGTGGGGGGAAATCGGCTCCTTATAATCTTCAGGGCCGATGCTCAACTACATCAAGCAATCGCTCACCGAACCGACGAGCCAGGTGGTGACGCACCTCTATTAAATAGCAATCGGGAACGATCCATGTCTGCCATAAGTATGGCTTATCCTTCAACCTGTAGCGAAAGACCCTCATGGATGAGCGGGCATTCCGCTCGGCAACCTCACGGGTTTCGCCGCCATCGAACTCTCGGATCGCTGCTCGTTCTTCGATGGCCTCGACAACGGCTTCTCGATCTTCAGGGGTGAGATCGGGAATTGAGGATTCGTTAATTGTCAAGGTTTTGTCTCGACCTGTCCGATTAGTAGCCATGACTCTTTAAAAGATCACTAATCACATCAAAAAGCTCCGCCGAGACATCCTCTTCCAAGGATGGTGCTTTGAGTGCTTCGCTTTTATCGCCATCTAACTCTGCATCCTCGACCATAACTCCAGCCTCGCGCAGAACATCATACGCAAGCCGCAGCGATGCCGCCCAGCGAGAAAGGTGCTCATGGGTTGGTACATGAGAGACAACGCGGTATAGACCAGCCTGGACGATCTGAGATGCGCAATGAGCGCACGGCGGAAGCGGCCATGTGTAGATTGTCCCGCCCCATGCACGGCCTTGTGCAAAGAGAATAGCGTTCTGCTCGGCATGCAGCGTGAGAGCCAGCTTGGTTTCCCTGTCCTGCAGTCTTGACGGGTTATCCTCAATCTTGCGCGGAAGCCCGTTATACCCAAGAGAGACAATCCTATTGTGTCTGTCGGCAATCACTGCACCGACTTTCGTGCTAGGGTCCTTTGACCATGCCGAAATATGCCTGGCCAAGCCAAGAAATCTATTATCCCATTTGGTTATCATGTTATGCGGCTAAATTCTCAACAGCTTCTTTTGCGTCTTTCAGGCTATACCCAGTGTGAGCACGGCACAGCTTGATAGCAGCAACTTTTTGCCCATCATCAACCAGCGCTTTCGCTTCTGCCTGCCAATCTCCTTGTGTAGCATCCACAACAGCTTTTGGATGCTTCGCTGCTATCTTCACAACAATTTCAAACCAGTCGGTTCTCTTAGATGTAATAATCTCGATTGCTTGTGCGTAGTAGTTCATTTTACGATCTCCCACTCATCAGATCCAAAATGCTCACTGCTAATCACGGCGTGCTTAATCACCCAGTTGTCGCTACGTGGTGCAATCATAAGACACGGCCTACCTTTGGCGTCGGCTTCAAGCCAATATGTTGCATCCTTTCGTTTAACCCTCGATCCCGCTTCGATGGCAGCTATTGCTTCAGCTATGCGCATTTAAGTTATGTCCTCAGCCGGTCTGCAACTCTAGTCGCATAACCAGCAATATCAACCCAAGAATCATCATAATGCGGATCTCCACACAAAATGCGGCTGATCTTGTGCGCGATCATCTCCATCGCCTCCTTCATGTCAGGGTCCAGAGATTCCCATTTCGTGTCCTGTCGCATTACCGCCTTCAGCGCCTGCGATATTTTGGCGTTGTCTGTGAAGGCTCCGTATCGCGCTCCCCGGTCTGCTAGTAGCGGGTCAGTGTGCTCATGTGGTGCGACTGTCATTTGCAGTTTACTCTATGTTGCGAATCAACCCACGTCACCGTGTTTCGCTCAACCCAGGTAGTATTATCCTGCATTACACGTAACACGCAAGTCTTTTCTGCTCCTTTTCTTCATTTTTTTCTGCATTACGCAGTGAAGAAAAAACTAACAAAACCGTTTCTTCAATTTATGATGGTATGAGGTTAGGGCATGACGATGGCGCTTAGGCACCATTGCCCAATCATCTGCATCCATACGGTTGATCGCGTCCAAATCTTCCTCCTGATGTTCGGAATCATCATCGTCCCATTCTGGTGGATAATCAGCAGCGGACTTTTTTAGCTCAGTCATTTTTCACATCGTTCTCTGTTAGGCGCGGGCAAACATCAGTTGCCAGCGTCCAATGATGATTATTCCTGCGCGCCCTTCCCGGCGGTCCAGCCAACCAACATAGACGAGCGGAATGTACTGCTCATCTCCTCGCGTTATCGTCCAAAATCCGTCCCGAGATCGAAGGAAGTGGAACAGACACCGTCCGATCCAAAACTTGCGCATAACAACATGCTCAGTACCGACTTATTTCCGGGTGGCATACCCCCCCTTCCCCCCACGAATCCATGCAGGAGTGCCACCCGACCAGGTCGCTAAGTCTTGAAGGCGTTGCCTGGATTTAAGTTTGCAGCTCTTTTCTGACAAGGCACCGAAGCTGCGGCGGCCACTTACTTTCAACGAGATTTAAAGCTTGACGGACGCCAGGCTACAAGGTAGGATGTATCTCGTTGGATGGTTGCCTGCACTTCCTATCCTACACCCAAACCCCGGACTTCGCAAGAGCTTCGGGGTTTTCTTTTTTTACGCCTGATGCGCAAAATCTAGCGAGCAACTCGCCAACCCATGTGTTTGCACAGCTGCAGAGCGTCTTTCTTGGTTTTTGTCGCAGCCATCCAGAAGTCTGTCCGCTCCCCCTCATCCACTACAGAGATAGCCCAGAGCCGATTTCCGGTTTCATCTTCTTGGTATACCTCAAACTCAACATCCGGAGATGTGGCAAGTATAAGAGCCTCTTCGTATGAGCTCGGCGCTTCATGCTTGAAGCTCTGTGCCCATGGTGTCGATTCGATTTCGTCTCTCGTCATATCAGCACCTAATTTGTGGTCTGTGTTGAGTTGTTTGCGCAAGCTCTAGCGCTCACAACCAGCGGCCGATTCAAGCGCTCTTGCAGCAACATTAATCGCGTCCCAGGTGCGCACCATGTCGCCAGTAACCCGATAAACACGCCAGCCGAGCAGGGTCGCCGCGTTATATTTCCTGCAGTCCTCAGCGAATCCTTTAGGCATTGTATGCCTTCCTCGCCCTGGGGCACCCTCGATCTCTAGCGCAACGAGGCAGTCTGGCCACGCGAAGTCGAACCGCCAATCCTTAAGCCCGAATTTGTCCAGCCTTTTCCGCAGCGGCACCCCTTTATTTTTCGCGCCTGGCGAACAGTTCCAGCCGACGCTGATCGCAGCAAAACGGTATTCTCGACAATATGGAGGTAGCCCAAGCGCAGCGATCTGGTGCTCGAAGGGTTTCTCGTGCTTATCGCGGTTCGCACTTGCCTTGGCTTTAGCTATTTGATTCGCGGCAATCAATCTGTTCTTCCTCTTTATCCATTGCTAGATATTCTAGCTCTTTAGAAATAATACAATTAATCTCATTCAATCCACTGCTAAGCATTTGCAAGTCCTTAACTCGCGATTCAATCTTTTTCTTGATCACATCTCTTGCTTTTTCATAATCCTTAAGCTCTTTAAACTCGTTGTGCCACGAGTGCTTCCATTGGCCTAGGTCAACACATTTTTTAATCAATTCGTTCATTTTCGCCACTCGTCAAACTAAATATCGATGAAACCCACGACGGGCACGGCCCGCGCGCGAACATTACCACGCCAATCGCATTCGGGTATTGCTTTTGCATCTCAATCATGCTCGTGCCAGTCGTTAACACATCGTCAACGATCAGTGTTGGCCCGGTATCTTTCTGATATTGCCGCACTTTATCCGCAAGCCGAAGTCCGCCGTTAGGTACTCCAACAACATTTCCAAACCTCCAGCGTTCTCCGATCAGCATTGCAAGCGTTTCCAAGTCCTCATCTGTGAGCGAGTCACATTCGATCTTCCAAGACAGGCTAAGGCCCGCATGAGAGCGAAAATTCTTCATTACAAACAATGGCAATCTAACAAATTCACTCACGCGATTGTCTCCATCGTTAGGCGTCTCCGCGCCAGATAGCTTCAAGGTAATCCTGGTCGTTTTGATTTGGCCAGCCGAAGCCGACCCCGGCACGCCTCCATCTCGCGGCATATTTGTTCACCCGGCGGCGTAACCACCAATATCGAATGTGCCGAAGCACAGGCCATTTTTTCATCTGGACATTATATCTTCAGTATTCAAACCGATCAACTCCATTTGTATTGCTTGACCCTGCACTTGCTTTCATTCGCGATATATCACCAACAAAGTTCTCGAACCGCATTCGCTCAAGAGCGGCGGTCAAATATACCACCCCAGTTGGTCCATTTCGTTGCTTGGCAACCGCAAGCTCGGCAATGCCCTTGTATGTGGAATCTGGGTTGTAAACCTCATCGCGATAGAGGAAGAGGATCAGATCCGCGTCCTGCTCGATCGCTCCTGAATCGCGAAGATCGCTCATTATTGGTCGTTTGTTGTTCCTTTGTTCCAAGCTGCGGTTGAGCTGAGAACAGGCGATAACGGGGACGTTCAGCTCCTTTGCGAGAGCCTTCAAGCTGCGGCTGATTTCTGTCACTTCGGCCACTCGATTGTCGGCACGAATACCTGGTACTCTCATCAGACCGAGGTAATCAACAACGATCAGCGAGAGAGGGCCATGCTCCCTATGTGCACGACGGGCGCGTGCTCGCAGCTCGGCAGGACTCAGAGCAGCAGTGTCGTCAATGCGAAGCCTGGCTGCCGATAATGTCCCAATGGCTGGCGTGAGCTTTGACCACTCCCAATCAGCAAGCGACCCGGTACGCAAACGCTGGAAGTCCAGGTGTCCAACCGATGAGAGTAGGCGTTTGCCAAGCTCATTTGACGACATCTCCAGGCTAAAAACCTGCACCGTCTTTCCCTGCTGAACGGCAACGTTCTCGGCGATGTTCATCGCTAACGTGGTCTTACCGGAAGATGGGCGCCCTGCAAGAATGATGAGCTGCCCAGGCTCAAAGCCAGTTGTCTTGGTGTCCAGTCCAGAGAAACCACTCGGCAACCCAACTATTTTGCCTCCTTGCTGATGGGCTGCCTCGATCTCACCAACAACCGCCGAAATCACATCGCTAATCTCGCGGGGACGGTCATTGCTCCTGGACTCCAGGCTGCCAAGCTCGGACAGGCTTCGCTCGGCTTCCGCGATTAGCTCGGACGCGCTCTGACCGTTCCGCTCAAAAGCACGGTCTTGGATCTCTGCACCAGCGGAGATCAGGTTCCGTAGGAGTGCAGCCTCGCGAACGAGCTTTGCGTAGTGGACAACGTTTGCAGAACTTGGCGTGTTCTTGGCAAGCTCACCCACGCAGGACAGCGTAGAAGCCCCCTGAAGCGTTCCGGCAGCGTCAAGGTACTCGGAGACGGTTACAACATCCAACGCGCTCTGAGCGGCTGTGAGAGCCTCCAGGGCACCGAAAATGATCCGATGGTCGCGGAGATAGAAGTCGGAGGCTTTTACCCTGCCGGAAATTCGGTCCCAGGCTCGTGCATCGATCAAGACTGCACCGATCACGCTTTGCTCTGCAGCTATCGAGTGCGGAGGAACGCGAATACCATTATCGTTAGCATGCATCGTCTTTGGTCTCCCTGTTGAGATTGATTCCGTGCTCGATCACCTTATCGAAATTCGAGCGCTTGACCAGCCAGTGAAGGTTGGCGCCTTTCCAGTCTCCGCGGCCCATCCACCAGTTATTTGTGCGGACGACTCCGAAGAGACCCTCCCAGAACTTCAGGCTTTGGTGCTTCTCGGCTTCAGTCCAGCGAGCCTTAAGGTTCCTTTCGCTTGCCGATCCCTTCCAGCGGCTCTCGACAACCCGCGGTAGCTCGGGAAGGACGCGATGATAGATTTCGATGATTTCCAAGTGCGGACAGGTCGGAAGCCGCGAAGCGGGTTTTGACGTATATTCTTTATCTGACGGTTCTACTGATGGTTCATATGACATAGCTATGTCCGATAACCCTACCCAGGATGTCCGATAACCCCCACAACTTAACTGACCCGTATGTCTGATAACCTCATCACTTACCAGACTCGCTTGTCCGATAACCTCACCACTTAACTGACTTGTATGTCTGATAACCTCACTGCCATCGGTGGTCTCCTCACTTATCGGACATTCAGATGTCTGATAAGTGGGGTGCGGCAATGTGCCCATGTCGAACTGATATCCGTTGGATGTTCTGCCACCAGAACGACTCTGGCCTTTCCTTCCGCGGTGCAAGACCGACAGAAAACCTCGCTTCTCAAGCTCACGAATATTGCGAGCTACCTGCCGAACAGATTGACCTAAGTCCTCGGCGATACGCTCTTGCCCTGGAAATGCGTATCCCTCATCATTCGCGTAGTCGGCGATGAGGGCGGCGACAGGCTTCAGGTGAATGGGCATGGCGGCCCGTAGGACGCGACCAACCAAGTACGCGCTCATAAATCCTCCCTGGCTGCCGACAACCGCATCCGTGCCACCTCGACGCGAGCCAGGTCCTCAGCAGACAGCGCTTTACCTGCCCGCCGATCCGCGTCTGCGATCCTCAAGACCATCCTCTCTACCTCAAGCGGATCAGTATCGCGCAGGATGCTCTCAGCGAAGCGCCTACCATGCATGGCTACAGTTGCAGATGCATAGGATGCTCGCCACGGATCAGCGTACAGATCGCTGAAGGTCAGACCAACAGCTGCCAGTACGTCATCGGTGGGGCATCCAGCATGGCAGTGGATAAGGATCTTGTCACCAGCTACACGGATGCTCAGCGATGGCGATCTGTCCTCGTGTGCAGGGCATAGGGCGGTCCATCGGTTATCGCCTGCAGGGCGGACTTTTTGTAAACGGTCTAGTAATTCAAGAATTGGCGTGTTATAATTCACCTGTTATTTCCTCTCGTAGATGACCCCCTTAGCGCCCGGCTGCCACCGGGCGTTTTTTTGTGGTATTAACCTACACTCTCCTGCTCCTTGCGCTCCTTGCGGCGCTCCATACGCGCGGAGGTCAGACGACCAAAAGAAGCTTGGCGCTCTGGGTTTGGCTTGTAGCCACGCTTGGCGTGAATGGCTTTGACGAGCTCGCGCAGCTCATCCTCAGTGGCCCCGCGAATAGTGGCATCAAGCCACGCGGAGACCTCGGTTTCGGGCCAGCCGATCAGTCGAGGGCCAATAGGAACGGGCTGCGGAAAACGTCCGTCGCGAATGCGAGCATAGATGGCGGACCGTCCAAGTCCGATGCGTTCTGAGACGGCTGGATATCGAAGAAGTGAAGACATTATGAGCCTCAAACAAAACGGTAGATAACCCCAGCCAACTGGCATGGGGACCTCTTACTGTCTTGTTCGGCTGGTTCGCCCGTAACTGGCGATTTGGCTATCCATCTTTGGCGACCCTGATCCTACCCACCGAACAAGGTAAGTAGGCTAAGTCTACACTAAGCTTTTACGTTTTACAACGTTCGCGTTACTCGCAACTCTCCCACAGAGACGCGCTACTCCCACAGGGATAGCCAGGGCCTCGCGCGAGGGAAAAATCGACGGGAATTTTGTTTTTCGGATGATGGCACAGCAAATTGCGGAAGTGTCTGCAGTACAAACATCCTTCTCGGCGAGGGTCGCCGAGGGGTATGTCGCTACTACCCCTCATCGTGAGTCACCATCGCCGTGCAGCGAGCCGAGCGCTTTGCGCACCGCCAGTTTGTCAGCATTAGCGCCCATGAGATCCTCTGGGTCTACGTGTAACGCATCGCATATCCGCACGAGATACCAGAACACATCACCGAGCTCGTCTACGATGCCGCTTCGCCGTGCCCTGGTGTCGCCGTCGCGGTAAAGCTTCTTGGTTTTGTTGGCAACCTCTCCAGCCTCACCGGCCAGTCCGAGCGCCAGATACATGATTTCCAGTTTCCCGCCTTCCAGAGCCTCAGGATAGACGGCGGTTGTTCGAGCAAAATTTGTGTAGTCGCTTATATTCAATGGATTTTCCACAAAAAAAAGCCCGCCCCGAACAGGGGCGAGCACAATTACCACCAAAGGAGACCAGAGAACACGACAGTACCGCTGTCGTACCGGGGACCACCTGCTAGGGATGGGGAGGGGACCCACGCAAGCACTCCGAGAACCGCACCTCCAATCGCGATCGGCATCAGCCGCCCACGCGCAGCATGGTTGCAGATGCGGTTCTCGCAGAGCTCACGCCAAGGCTCATGCGGCATTTCCCCTCATCGCCATCATGAGCCCATCTAAAATATCAGGGCGCAAATCAGCCACGGAGACCCGTCCAGATGTCGCCCGTGAGATATTGATGGCGCTTTCAACGCTTATCCCGCCGCCGAGAGCCCACTTGGAGACTGCGGCCTGAGATACCCCGCAGGCTTTCGCGAGAGCAAGCTGGCTCCCGGCGATCCTGATTGCTTCTTGCACTGGCGTAGTCATTCCGAGATACTACAACCATAGTCGTGCCTTGTCAACCCTCTGATCATGGAAAAATATAACCGAAGTGTTGACAGGTAGAAACCTAAGTTGTATGGTTACCTTAACAAGCAGGAGCAGCCGAAATGATTACAAACCACCAAGAAGAAATCTCAGACGACGAGATCAACAGATATGCAGCATGGCTCTGTGAGAAGCCGGTAAATGATGTGTTTGCACTGCTTTCTGCAGCTAAGCGCAAGCGACCTGATCTGCAAATCTCAGCCATGAACATACGATCTCTGATTGAGGATCAGATAGGATATGCTGCTGAGATGATCATTGAATCAGGAATTTGGAGGGACGAATCATGAACACCAGCCTAATCCTTAGCATTGTGGCCGGAATCCTCATGACACTCTGCACGGCGGCAGTTGCGGCTGCCTGTGTCGCCGTTGCGATCGCCCTGATCTGGGGCGCATGTTGGCTCGCCGACTGGCTCGGCGGAAAAAAGAAATAGACGGAGTAACAAATGATCACAAATCAAAAAACAGACCCATTTGAGCCACCATGTGTGCTCTATGATTTGCCATTTTCGGATTATCTGGCGCTGCCAGCTGCGTCATCTCATGCGCTTGGGACGCTATTAGCGAAGAGCCCGCTGCATGCCCGCTCGGCCCAGAACAAACCGAGTGAAGCGAAGAGCTTGGGAACACTCACACATGCCATGCTACTCACTCCTGACACATGGCGTGATGAGGTGCTGATCAAGCCTAAAGTCAATCGCGCGACAAACGCAGGGAAAGAGGAGCTCATCGAATGGATGCTCAGCATTGTTGGCGACCCTGGCTACGATGCGGTTGAGCACTTTTTTGCCGCCAAGAAGACCGGAAAAAATTATGATTCCATGCTTGGAGCTCTTGAGCCGCTGCTCGCAGCGACCGGCAAAGACGTGGTTAGCGCAGATAAGGTGCCGATCGCAGAGCAGATGGTTGAGAGCGTGCTCTCAAAGGGTATTGGGCGCGTGCTCTTCGAGTCCGGCATCCCTGAATCGACGATGATGGCGGTTGATCCTCGCAGCGGAGTGCTCTGCAAGATTAGGCCAGACTGGCTTCCTTATGGCCACGAGGTTATCGTTGACCTGAAGACGGCTGCATCGGCATCGTTTGAAGATTTCTCGCGAGCTGCATATCGGTATAGATATGCGATCCAAGCGGCTCTCTATCGAGAGATTTATCGTCTAATTATGTTGCATAAACGACCACCATTCCTCCATGTTGTCGTCGAGAACGAACCGCCATACGACTGTGCCATCTATGAGATGGACAATGAGGCATTAGAGTCTGGCGATAAGAAAGTCCGCCGCGCTCTCGACATCTGGGCGCAATGCGAAAAGAGCGGATATTGGCCAGGGATTGGATACGACTATACCGAGCGAGAATATCGCATCGAGAGTTTGAGTCTGCCCAAATGGGCGCTTTGAGATAACCATTTTATGTCACAAGAACTTACTACTGATGTGCAGCGAAAGAAATCACTTCTGGTTTCTATGGCTGCGAAATACGGAATGGATGCTGAAGCATTCAAGAGCACTATAAAGGCAACCGTGATGCCGAGCAATGCAACGAATGAGCAAATGGCTGCATTTCTGCTCGTAGCATCTCAGTATGACCTGAATCCTGTCACAAAGGAGATCCATGCATTTCCGGCCAGGGGCGGTGGCATTACGCCAGTAGTCGGAATTGACGGCTGGATCAATCTTGCTCAAAGGCGCATTGAATTCGATGGAATGGAATTCGACTTCACTGATGATGATTCCGGGTCTCCGGTATCATGTACATGCCGTGTGTATCGCAAAGACCGCACACGACCAATCGTTGTTACGGAATATATGGACGAGTGCCGGCGCGCAACCGATCCCTGGAAATCACATCCGCGGAGAATGCTCAGGCATAAGGCTGCAATTCAAGGCATCCGATATGCTTTTGGGTTCAGCGGGATTAGGGATGAGGATGATGCTGAAATCATCTACGCCGGAGAAGCGATGCGCGTCGAAGATCACGCCTCTACGGCTTCAGCCAGCATCATGAGCCAGGCCAGGCAAAAGAAGTCAGCGGAGCGACAGCACGAGTGGCCAAAGGAGCTTGAAGGAGAGTGGGTAGATTCTAGGGGAATCATATTTAACCCAGAGATACACGGTGTAAGAGGCTCGACCCCTGTGGTAACGGATTCTGGGGAATTCAAGAAGCGCCGCGGATGTGATCCAGACCTGCACGCGAGGCTGGAGCAAGATGCTTTTGAAGCGATGTGTGACGAACACGATAAGGCGGAGATGAAGATGCAGGAGCAACAGAAAGGAGTTGAGTTAAACCCGGAGATCCGATCTGCCATCGAGAGGGCAACCAACGCCGAGGACCTCGCAGACGCGGAAGACATGCTGCGCGACTTCGAAGGCCCATCAGATCAGCACGAAGAGCTTGTCAGGCTTGTTGCTGCGCGCCGTCATAAGCTGATGCAGATCGATCGCGGATAACGACATTGCCCTGCCAACACTACGGCAAAAAAATACAACCAAAGTGTTGACAGGGCATAACCCATGTTGTACTCTTAACTTAACGGAAAGGCCACGCGCGCTAAACAGCGCCGAAGAAGGATTGCGAATTAACCACTAGCTTGATGCGCTGTTTAGCGTCTCATTGAGCAACTTGTTAGGTGCGATATGTCTGGATTAGACAATTACGACCAATATTCGCAGTTAGACCCAATCGAGGAAGCAGATAAGTTCCTTGGTATGGCACCAGAAGAGTGGGGACCACCACTCACAAAGAGAGAGAATATGTTGCTGCAGCTGCTCCGTGATGTGCGCGAAGCACTTGAAGAGGAAACAGGTCTGTAGAGCATAACGAACACGCAGTAACGGCTGAAACGAAAGGGGGTTGACATGCACTTGGCACAATTCATCGAGATCTTGAATGAGATCTACAGCGAGCGCGGAGACATTGAAGTGGTACGCCTAACGCACGCTGGCGAGGTTCGCGCTCACCGAGGGCCGGAGATGGCGCATCGCCACATCCGTTACAAGGGGCAAT